TAGTGCGCCCCGACGGGCATTGAGCAACTTTTCCATTGCATCGTCTTGAGGTGTTACACCGCGATATTCTGTTGTGCAGTTTTCCCGTACCACCTGATAAATCTGGAACCAGATGTTGTTGGCTTGCTTCATGAAATTTTGAGACATTGAAACATAGGGGGACGGAATAGCATTGCCGGTGGTGGGGTGCTTAGCAAGGAAGCCAAACTCGCTGATTGCCTGCTCGCACTGGATCCACCGTGCCACACACTGAGCGTATTGTTCGATAAGCTGAGTAGTTACTAACTGTGCGCACCCTCGCTCCTTGAGCCATTGCCATGTATTGTCGAAAATTTCCGCCGCCAGTGTTGTGGAACCGTCTTTCTGTTTCGCGGTAAGATAGCCTCTTGGCTTTGGCATTGATTCTCCGGTAAGCTCCGTCATGTCTGTAAAGTCCATGAAGGTCAACTTTCGATTACCGGGATTGCCATCTAAAATTTTGTCGGCGAGGGCTTTCTTTTTTTGCCCTGAGCCAATTCTTGCACCGCCTCTGTTGGTGCCGTCTTTTGCCATATTCATCACACTCCTTGTCCAGTGGGGGATATTAGCCGTTTGAAACTGCGATTTCTCGCACGAAGCCCCACGCCGCTGTCCGCCTGAAAAAGTTTTAGAGATTCTGATATCCCCACCGGGGTCATCGGTCATGCCAGCGATCACCCATTTGCACGGTGATGCGGGCATGGCAGCTATGACACAGTGACATTAAATTGTCCTCGGCGTTGGTGCCACCACGAGAAAGCGGGAGGATGTGGTGGACTTCCTCTGCGGGCGTCAGCTGTCCTCGTTTCTGACACTCTTCGCAGAGTGGATGTGCTTTGATGTAGCGATCACGGATTCGTTTCCAGCCACGACCGTAGCGTTTATTGGAAGCGGGGTCACGCTCATATTGGTTGTACTGTTTGTCCATGACCTTCTGATGCTCGGCACAGTATTGCTCACGCACAGCGAGCCGACCGCAGCCGGGGTAGGCACAGGGACGTTTTGGTTTATATGGCATTGGTTCATCTCCTTGGACACAAGAAAAGCCCTGCGGGATTGCTCCCACAAGGCCCTCATGGATTCTGATTTCCTGATTTTATACTATCACAGAGGGATATATGACAAACAGTGACATTCAGTGACTTGTTTGCGGAACAACGATGCTTTCCACCGCCTCGCCGTGCAGCCTGTAGACATGACGGACATTGTAGCCCATATCAACTGCGATTTGTTCCCAGGTTTTGAAGCATAGGTATCGAAGTTCCAAAAGCGTCTGGTACTCTGTGTTGTCTACAGCTTTTATTAGCCTAACCATTTCACGTTTAAGATCTATAAGCCTGTCGATATCACGGTTGATTTCAGCTTGCAGGTCGATAATCTTAGCTATAGCATCAGCCATCGTTGATGTGCTGCGATTCGGATTTCGCGGCATACCAGTGAGGGTGTAGGTGCATTTCGTAGCCAATTCATTTAGTGAAGCTATTTGCTCTAGCTTTGAGTTGATACGCTGGTCGAGGCGATATGCCTGTCCGAGATATTCTTTTGCCGTCATACCGCCACCTCCTTATCAAGACGCTTGACAAGAAGTTCTGGATCAAGGTTTGTTAAAACACGAAACCAGTCAGAGTGAAAGAAGCGAAGAATACTTCTTTTTTCCCGTAGAGCATCGCGGTGATAAGGATGCATGGATAACACGCGGAGCACTTTGCGATAATCCTCAACGGCTCTCAAGATAATAGCGTTTGCTAAGTTTTCATATGGTGTGTTCATAATCTGTACCTCCGAATTTTTTGTTTCTCTCGGATTGGCACGGATTGTCGTAGATTGTCTCAGATGTGCAGGTCGGCTTTCACCGCATCGATAAGCGCCGCTTGGGTACTGTCCTTCTTGGACAATACCTTAAGAATCCGCTCGTCGATTGTGCCTTTGGTAACGATGTGCTGCACCACAACAGTTTCGGCGCTTTGTCCCTGTCGCCAGAGTCGGGCGTTGGTCTGCTGGTAAAGCTCCAGTGACCATGTCAGCCCGAACCAGACAATGCAGGAGCCGCCGTTTTGAAGATTTAAACCGTGACCGGCAGAAGCTGGGTGGATAAGCGCTACAGGAAGCTCACCGTCATTCCAACGCTTGATGCTCTCGGAACTGTTCAACTTGGAGAACGGAACATGTAGCTTATTCAGCCTCTCTGTTATTCGGGCAAGGTCATGTTTGAACCAGTAAGCTACCAGAAGTGGCTTTCCACCAGCGGCTTCAATAATGTCCTCCAGTGCGTCCAGTTTTTGGTCGTGAAGATTCACGGTACTGCCATCGTCGGTGTAGATTGCGCCGTTTGCCATTTGACAGAGCTTGCCAGTGAGAGCAGCTGCATTCGCAGCGGTGATCTCGCTGTCCTGAAGCTGCAGGACTAGGTCTTGCTTCAGGCCGTCATATCGTTTACGTTCCTCGTCGGATAGCCTGACGGTATATTCGCTGCTGACTAACTCTGGCATTTTCAAAAGGTCGGTGGAGCGCATGGAAATGGTGATGTCAGCTATCTTGTTATAGATGCGTTGTTCCGCTCCGGGCAGAGGTTTGTAGGTAAAGATGACCTGCCCATTGCGCTTGTCTGGCTGAAAGTATTCAAGCCGATAGTGGCTGATAAACCTTCCGAGCCGAGCGCCCATGTCCAACAGCCGAAATTCTGCCCATAAATCCATGAGACCGTTGCTGCTGGGAGTGCCGGTTAGCCCAATGATGCGCTTGACCTTTGGCCGCACCTTCATCAATGCCCGGAAGCGTTTTGCCTGATAGTTTTTGAAGGAGGACAGTTCATCGACCACCACGGTATCATAGTTAAAAGGCAGTTTGCTGTCCTCAATCAGCCACTGGATATTTTCTCGGTTGATGATATAGATGTCAGCAGGTTTCATCAGCGCCGCACGGCGTTCAGCTTCGGTTCCGACAGCCACAGAGCAGATGAGGTTCTGTAGGTGATCCCACTTATCCGCTTCAGAAAGCCATGTGTCCCGTGCTACTCGTAATGGGGCGATGACCAGAATGCGATGCGCTTCGAAGCTGTCAAACAGCAGGTTATTCAGCGCCGTCAACGTGATGCTCGTTTTGCCAAGGCCCATATCCAAGAGAACGGCGGATATCGGATGCTCCTCGATGTAACGGGTTGCGTAGGTCTGGTAGTTATGAGGTTCGTATTTCATCGAGAATCCCTCCAATCTGCTGTTCATCATCAAGTACATACACCTTGAAGCCGAGCCGCCGAAGCAGTCCGTGTCTCGCTAGCTGTAATGGACGCGGCTTCTCTCCTAGGGCCTTTACTTCCACGAAGCCAATATGACCATCCGGTATAAGCACAATACGGTCAGGCATTCCATCGAAACCGTGAGAAACAAACTTCAGGGCGATACCACCAGCGGATTTGACTGACTGAACCAGTTTTTTCTCTATTGCTTTTTCTCTCATATTCGTTCACTCCATCAGAGATTTTTATAGGTGGGGTAACCTCGACGCACGTCATATCTAAAACTTTTCTTAGAGCAATTTTTTTGTCCCTAAGAGACTTTTTGTATATGACCTTTATCGAGGTTACCCCATAGTCCTCTTAGGTCAGAAATTCCTCAAAATCTCCATCGTCGGTTTTTATCCTCAGTCCGGCGAAGAAACGCTTGTTTTTCACCTTGATACGGCTATATCCAGCAGCCTCCAGAGCGGAATAGAAGTCTGTAGTACTACGGATATATTCGTTGGTATCAATGCAATAATTCCGATAGGCCTGATAAAGCACACTGGAGCTCTCGCGGAAGCTGGCATCAAGCTCACATTTGTCCTCAAGGAAATGGGCAAACCAGTCGTTTTGCGCCCGGTACTCCGCGATAGCTTTCTGCACACATTCTGGCACCGGGATTTTGTAGTCCAGCGCAATGACATTCTTGGCGCCTTCGATAACCCAAGCCAATATTCTTTCACCGGCGTTCTGATAAAGATACTCACTATAGTTCTTGATGTCGCTGGTGCCATCAATCTTAGCGTCGAACGGGATCACGATTAGCCTGCGCCAGATACCATCGTCCGAAGCACTGACCTTAGGCAGGTGATTTGTATAAAGCACCAGTGTGTGACAAGGCGTGAAGCTAAACGGGTCCTTATACTTTTTCTCGGCGAACACATCATCAGTAGAGCAGAGTTGTTTCACGATGGAGTCGTTGAGCCGAGCACCTTCCTGTAGTTCTGCAGCGATGAGCAGGCGCTTTCCCTTAACCTCCGCCATCTCCGGTTTGATGTTGCGACGGCAACCTACCGTTAAGGTATCAGCAGAGATGTTGCCGCTGTAGAGACCCAGCACACGGGAGATGGCGTTCCAGAAGGTAGATTTACCATTGCGTCCGCCGCCGTAGGCAATGATCAGAGCTTCTACATATACCTTGCCGATGGCAGCCAGCCCGCAGATCATCTGCACATAGTCTATAAGCTCCTGATTTCCACAGAAGATGAGGTTTAGGCTATCTTGCCAAAGTTGTGCGCCCTTATTGCCGGGCGATACTGAGGTCATTTTTGTGATAAAGTCCTCCGGAGAATGTTCCCGCGCTCCATCCATACCTTTTCGCAAGTCGTAAGTAGCGGCGGGTGTGCAGAGCAGGAAACAGTCTGCGTCAAGGTCGCGAGGCGAGATTTCCAGCATGGGCCGCGACTCCTTCAGCGTTGCAGTGATATTCTTGGAGTCTCGGCGTCGAATAACGAATGACTGATATGCCTTCGCTGCAAGGAAAGCCTTATAAGCCTCAAGCTGAGCATTGTTCATCAAGCTTTCAGCTTTGCTTTTGGATGCGCCTTCGAGAATTGTCTGACCACCGTTTTCCGTCAGCAGCTTCATCGCTGCCAGCAGATCTTTGGTGGCTTCCTCCAATTGTCGACGGGTCAGTTCGTGTGCGACTGCCTGTGCGCCAGGCTCACTTTCCTGCCAGTAGTGTTCGTTGTAACGGATAAAATGTGTTGCAGGTGAATATCGCAATTCGCCGGAGAAGTGCTTTGCCAGCACTTCAGCTTGGCCAACATCTGAGAAGTCGCCGGGCTTATATGAAACGGGATCGTTATATGTTTCTGGCGGAATATATCCGTCCTGCTGCTGCACCTTTGCAAAGAAACGCTGTGCGCTGTGCCAGATAGTCGAAAGCTCGAAGTCCGGAAGAGGAGGATCGCATTTAGCAGCCTCCTCCATAAATGCCTGATACGCTTCTTCGCTGTCGCCATATTTTTTGATGACCCGACCGGCGAAGCGGGAGAGTCTAGCGTTGCGGCTGCCCTCCGGAATAACCTGACTGGCACTATACCCGCCAGCCATATTTACATCGAAGTCGTCACCCGCCAAGAAGTCCGTTAGATTCATACAGCCATCGTGAATTTCTACCTGTGGCGAATTGGTGCCGAAAAAGAATCGAGCAGAGTCCAGCGCTTTCGTGTCGAAATATGGAAAGATGGCGTTGACTAGCTTTTTCATGTCGCTATAACAGGTCGCGTCGGTGACCCGGTCAATGGGAAACAGCACATGAAACTTAGGCCGAGCAGGTTTTCCATTTTTCTCGTGCATATGTGATCGACTATAGTGAACGGCAAATGTGACGCCGGGAAAAGCTGCTTCCACATCAGCAGGCTGCATCCATTCGTCAGGGTTCTCGGAGTGGTCATTGTCACAGTCCACCGGCAGGCAGTCACTACCTATGAAGTTATCGCCGCTACGATAGTTGTTGCGGTACTCCGCGCAAACATAATCCCGACTGACTGCAGAAGAAAGCTCCGCTGCATCGGTTATCTCTGCTTTATGCGGATAGGAGCAGTTGCTGGGATTACTGATGAAGTCAGAATGGTATATGGTAAACATCTTGAACCTCCTCCAAATCTTCTGTGAAGTAGCGCAGGCGGTAGTTTTTCCACCTGGCTCTTTTGATCTCTGCCTGCATACCGGGAGAGATTACGCTGCCAAATACCCAAACTTCGGAGCATTTGCTCATCAGGGCATTTCCAAAGAATAAACCCAGTTCACGCTCTTGCGGGTTGGTGTCGTCCATAAACTGTGGAAAGAGCAGATGCGGTGCGATCGGTATAAAACCCCTGTCCACAGCAAACCTGCTGTAAACTCGCGCAGCTTTTACGTTTTTTTCAATGTCTCCCGCATAGGGAGAGCAGATATATACGATTGGCCGGAAAGCGCGGAGTGCGCGTTCCTCTTTCTCGATCAGCAACAGGGCTTCGTAGGCGGTTGGGTCAGGGTAACCCTCGCTATTGCGTTTATCTATACTCATTGAGAGCCTCCTTTCGCGACGGGCTTCTTGTCCATCTCTAATATCCACTGGAAAAAAGGAAGCCCATCGTACAAAACATCCTTAGTCTTTTTTATAGAAATCCGTCTCGTAGCCATCGGCCCGGAGTTGTAGGCCTTTAGCCCACAGTGGCGTCCTGCTCATCTGTTCACAGACCGAAGAAAGGGACATATGCGGGTCGGTTTCGATGACAATCTCGTCGTGAATATGCATGACAATGGAGCAGCGCCGAAGCGTCTGCATCGCATAACAGAGAATATCGCGGGCAGTCGCCTGAACAATGTTCTCCACTAACTTAGGTCCGTAGGAGTCCAATCGTTCCCATTTCTTCGTGCTACCAACACCTTCGTAGGTGATGCAGCTCCCTCCGAACTTGTTTTCACCGATACGAGGCTTCACATAGGCAAGCCGTCTGCCGCTTGGCAGCGTGATAAACAACATTCCACTATGGCAAGTGAAGGTGATACCGTGTGTCGAGTTGGTGTGTTTATAGCGAACTGCTTCCATAGCGGCCTTGTCCACATCCCACCAGAATTTCACGATGTGGGGATTCGACTGCCGCCATGCATTCACCAGCAAAGGAAGCTCTTCTTCGGCAAGCCCCATATCAAGAGCACCCATCGCCTTGAGCGCACCGACTGAGCCTCCATAACCGAGCGCTAATTCTGCGATTTTGCCTTTTTGCCGTAGGTGGCCATTGATGCCATGCTTCTCGACCGGTACTTGGAACATCTGCGATGCCGAGGCACAGTAGATGTCTCCGCCTTTTGCAAACACGTCCTGCCGCCATTGCTCATCGGCAAGCCACGCGATTACACGGGCTTCGATGGCGCTGAAGTCCGAAACGATGAGCTTTGCACCAGTTCTTGGTACAAATGCGGTACGGATAAGTTGTGAAAGTGTGTCCGGTACATCTTCGTACAGCATTTTGAGAGCGTCAAAGTCGCCGCAGCGAACAAGGGAGCGGGCCTCAGCCAAATCCTCCAGATGGTTCTGAGGCAGGTTTTGCATTTGGATAAGGCGACCTGCCCAGCGACCGGTGCGGTTTGCCCCGTAAAACTGAAACATACCGCGAGCTCTACCATCAGAGCAGACCGCGTTTTCCATCGCCTGATACTTTTTCACCGAGGACTTAGCGAGCTGCTGTCTGAGGGAAAGCACCTCCGCAAGCTCAGGCGGCGCGGATCTCAAGAGCTCCACGACTGCCTTTTTACCGAGCGTGGCGGTCTCCATGCCGTTGTCCGAGAGCCACTGTTTCATCTGCTGCACGGAGTTTGGATTATCCAACTCGGTCAGCTTCTTCATTGCCATAGTCAGCTCAGAACGGGAACGACCATCAATGTCGATGGCTTCCTTCACCAGCGTCATATCCAGAGCTACGCCTCGGTCGTTGATCTCTTGGTCGAGGTGATACTCGTCCCAGACGCTGTCTTGCACAGGAAACTTAGAGAGCTTTGCCTGTATGGACATCTCGGTCTCCACATCACGGACGTTATAATTCTTGAATGCCAACCACTTATCCGGCGCATGATAAGGAAAATTTCGGATGCGCTGGCCATTTACTTTTGTCGGAGAGCAGGGCTGGCAGAAGAACTTGATGAGGTCCTTGCCTTCGGTCAGTTTTTGCTTATCTAGATTGAGCACAGAGCCGACGCCTTCCAGCGAAAGAGGCAATCCCATCGTCGCCGCCCACACCATAGAGCAGCGCCACGAAACAGGATTAATGTATTCGCCAGTCGGAAGCCCTAAAAATCGTGAGAGACAGATCCTCTCGAAGTTGGCGTTGAAAGCCCATTTTGTCACAGTTTCGTCGGTTAGAGCGGTTATAACATCGCCAGGAATATTCTCACCGCAGGCAAGGTCAATAACCTGTACAGCACCACCATCCACGGAGTAGCCGAACAGTAATATTTCAAAATCCGGTGCTTCGACATAGCGGTAAACACCGGACTTAGCAAGGTTGACGCTGGAAAAGGTCTCTATATCTATACTGAGTGATTTCATATTCACCGTTCCTTTATAGACCGAAAGGGTGGTAGGACTTTTCCCGCCACCCACGGTCCTGTGTTTATCGGTTAAGCTGCTCCATACGCTTCTGGTGGTATTCCTCATCACGAGCTGCGCGATCCCTTTCAAGCTGGAGCCTTTCAGCCTCCCACAGTGCATTACGCTTTTCACGCTTGCGATCATCAACCGCATCCAGAATCGAGCGGACGATCCAAAATACCGCCAAAACAAGGTAAAGACTGAGAAGCAGGACACAGAGAATAGTAGTTGTTTCCATAGTCGTTGTCCTCCTTAGTTCAAGAACTCGTCGTCATCATCGGTTGCGAAATCAGACTCAGCAGAGGCTTTGCCGCCGAGATGCTCACCGTCGCGCACCTTCTGCAGGTTGTTCAGACCGCAGGCAATGCCCTTATTGCCATTACTGTTAAATGCGTAGAAGCTTATGCTGGCACGACCGTACACACCGGAGTAGACCTCGGAACGGGTTAGAATCGGATTGCGGTCGACATCCACAATGCCGGGTGCCGTGGTTGCATTGGCGTTGATAAAGTAGGAGTTGGTGTAGGCTTCGTCGTCCGGACGCTCTGCATCACCATCACGAAGGGGTGTCTTGAGCGCTGCCAGAGGAGGCACGGTCTTACCGTTGCCCTTGAGCTTTGACTCACCCTCGTGGTAAGCCGCTTCGATAGCTGCCTTGATTTTTTCGACCGTCTTAGTATCGGACTTGGGGATAATGAGGCTGACGGAGAACTTCGGTGTACCGCCGTTGATACTTTTGGGCTCCCAGACGTTTGCATAAGACCAGCGGGTGTTGGGACCAGTGATAACCTTCATTGGGTTGTTGACTTTCGTAGTGCTGTTATTCATAATCGTTTTCCTCCATAAAATCATTTTTGGCTGTATTCATCGCCGAGCGTTTATCGCTCTCCGGCACGAGCGTGGGTTTGCCCTGCGGCTTCTCGATATAGGCCGCGAGGAGTTCATCAAAACGGGATTTACCGAGCAGTTTCTGCATGGCGGTGACGCCCAGCACCTTGTGCTCATAGGGGTCAAAGCCAGCGTCAGTGACCACACCAGCGACCGCTGTTTCGTTCGTGTATCTGCGGTTCGAGCGCCCTTCGACCAGTTTCCAACCGTTCCACTTCTTACCGCTGATTGCCTGCTGAAGTGCGTATTCCTTAATGTCCGCCGCCCACGATACAAGGTCATCAGCACGGACGAGGATTTCCTCGACTTCTTCATCAGTCAGTAGCGGCGGGAGCTTAAAATCGTAACGGGCGAGCTCCATATTGGCATCTGCTCTGGCGCGACATTCGTGTTTTGCTTTACAGAAGCCGCACCACTCACCGCACAGGAAGTTGCCGTCACCTGCGAAAGCAAGGTCGGCAGCGGGTTTTAGCACCTCATCTGCCCAGCGGTAAAGTTTGTCTTTTGAGATTTTGTAAGTGCTGACATTGTCACGTCGGGGCTGATAGATAGTCATGCGCACCGAGTTGATGTCGTAGATTCCGTCAAACAGCTCAAGAGCGCCGAGCGCGTAGCACTGCATCTGCGGGTTTTCCTTTGCACTTACAAGCACGCCCAGACCATGTTTGTAGTCAATGATCTGCAAGGTGCCGTCTGCGATAATGATGCAGTCGGCTGTGCCGAAGCCGGACTCTACCCAGCGGGAAAAGTCCACACGCTGTTCGATGAGAACAACAGGATCGGTGCAGGTCTGCTTTGCTGTTTCCACCTGTTCGAGCACATAAGCGGCATAACCGGTGGCGCAGTCGTTCATTTCCTCGTTAAACCATATTAGGTTTTCGGTTGGGTCGGTTGCTTCCATGCCCAGCGCCTGACGGAGCCTGAACTCACAAAGCGCGTGGGCATCAGTACCCTCGGCTGCATAATTACTGCCCTTGTCATCGTAACTCTCACAGAGCCGAGCTGAAGGTGGGCAGTGAAGCCAGCGGTCCGAGCTGGATGCGGAAAGAATGGCGTGTCCTTTAGGTGGCATCAGTCAGTCCCTCCACATCTGCAAGCAGCGCTTTGTAGTTTGCCGGGTCAATGCCCGAAAGCTTGTCGGCACCGTACTTCTGGAGC